ATCGACCTGGCGTTCATGGGGTCGAACGGCATCTCCCGCGAACTGGGCCTGACCACACCCGATCCGGTCGTCGCCGACGTCAAGGCCAAGGCGCTGGAGGTCTCCCGCCGACGGGTGTTCATCGGGCACCACAGCAAATGTGCTCCAGATTGGTATGACGGTTGGTGTTATCAATTCCACCGGTAGTTTCATTGCCGATACACGGGCTCCTCTGGTCACCACAATGTCAAATACATCGGCATTGCTGCCCGTGAAAAATCGTGGGACGGGGGCATCCTTCCAAATATCACCAACCATGCTCTATCCGGAAAGTGTAACACTCAATACTGATCTGATATCAACCTATGCGAATGTGTTACTGGGAGCATCAGATTATGGTTTCCCTCCGGGTGGAGCAGAGAATTTAGCCACGCTTCTGAGCGCGGCTCTTACCTTTACCGGATACACCGTGGGAGGTATCTCCAGCCTTGTGGCCATCTCACCGGGCAGCGACTATACTCAGCCGCCCTTTGCCCGTGTCTATGAAAGCGCTACTTTTCCGGCACAACGACCCAAGGAGTTTTCGATATCGATTATGGGATCGACCGGAGTCTTTATTGCAGGCGATCTTATCATGCAAAATTCTACGGGTGCACGCGCCATGGTGATTTCTTCGAATAGCTCATATATGCGTGTCAAGCGATTATCTCTTATCAAGGAATTCATTCCTACAACCAATACCACAACAATACTGGTATCAAATACCTCAGGGGTAAGTGCAAATATCACCAGCGTGGATAGTGTGGCCTTCCTGAATTTTCAGAATCTCGGTGAGATCTATATTGGTCTATCCGCAGATATCGAGGCGAACACATCATCTGCCGATGGTACGATCACAACGCTTCAAGTGGAAAATTCTGGATGGGGCTATGTCCCGGGTGAATCACTTTCCATGACCGCCAATAATATTACCGCGCTTGGCGAGGCGGTGATTCTGAATCAGGGCAGGGGCGAAGGCTTCTATCGCACAGAGAACGGATTCCTATCGGATATCAAGAAGATACATGATAATGATTATTATCAGGTTTCAGCCTATGATATTCGTGCATCTGTTGCATTTGAACATTACATAGATATGCTGAAGTCCCTGCTCCATGTGGCTGGAACCAAGGCATTTGGAACATTCGTGTATCGCAATACCGCGAATGTCCATGTAGCGGCCGGACCGGCGATCATCATTCAAAACTAGGAGAGATTATGAAATTGCTCGTTTATCGATTGGGGTTGAATCATTCCACCCCGGAAAAGACCAAGATATTGATTGAGGCCAAACAGGCAGAATTGATCGCCACCTATCCATGGCTTGATAAGAAGATCATGGTTATCCCTGATTTCAAGAATACTGGCGATAATGTCGAAATGCTTGACTTCACACCATTCTATCCGAACATCGATCCGAATCTATATGGAAATTCGAACTTCTATACGAAATTGGGTCTGCCTATGGAATCCGCAGCCGGGAATGGTCCCATCAATATTGATTGTGATGAGAAAACTCCCATGGCGGGCACAACAACTTCCACTGTTGTTCCATTTCCTGAACGGCCGATCTGATGTCTCGTTTGATGGTGAATCGCAAGGGCATGAAATATGCCCGTAAGAAGCTACGTCGGATCAGAAAAATCATCAACCTTGAGAAACGCAATGAGCAAAGAGTCCCGCAACTCCGAAGCACTTCTTGATTTCTATGCCTATTGTGAGGCTCATCCAGATGAGCGTTTCTGGCAGGCGCTTCGTAACTGGAGCGGACATAACTTCGTGTATGTCTCTCCAGATATCACATTCACCCCAACCATCAAAGATTCCCGGTCGGATCATATCATCACCCTGAATGATACTTTTCATTGGGAAGGCAAGGACAAATAATTGATTTAAATTCACCCCTAAATAAAGGATAACAATGATCCTTTATGAGGGAGTGAATGGCTACCAACGTAGTTCCAAACGACTACCGAGTTCATGTCGGCTATGAGATCATCACCGACATAGCCAACTCCCCGGAAAACACCTACTATATGTTCCTTGGCAACCACATGCCGGTGCCGGGGGGTCTTATTCAGCAAGCCTTTGATGACACAAATGATATGCTGATCTCGGCATATCGTAACATGATTTGTGCCAAGAAGATTTCCGCGAATGATGCATCTCTGATGGTGCGCAACATTCCATGGGTGCAGAATACCGCCTATGCGATGTATGATGATCAGGATACTACCTCCACCACAGATAGCTATTATGCCATCGTGAATGCCGGGGCCTTCTCTCATATTTGGAAATGTCTTGATAACAACATGGGGGCCAACTCGGTGGTGGCTCCTGATATTTCCCAGATCAGTTCACAGGATTCATCCTACCGTACCTCGGATGGATATTTGTGGAAGTACATGGCCTCCACTCCGGTTGCCACCATCACCAAATTTTCTACTGATCGTTTCTTTCCCTTGGTAGCAAATTCTGGTGTGACGGCCTCCGCTGTATCCGGAGCGGTTGATGTCGTGCTGATTTCAAATACCGGATATGGCTACAAGAACTGGTTGACCGGAACTTTTGCGGCTGCGGATCTCCGCATTACAGGCAACAACTTCCTGTATGCCGTAACCGGCAATTCGGTATCCTCCACCGCAAATGGATTCTATACCGGATGTAACATCTACATGGCCACAGGTACTGCAACAGGACAGTTCCGGACCATCATGGATTATTTTTCGAATGCAAATGGCAATTATATTGTCATCGATTCCCCATTTCTGATCGCACCTACAAATGGTGATGGATATCAAATCTATCCCACGGTTGCGATCACCGGGCCGGGCCGTCAAACCATAAATGCATCGGCACGGGCTCTGATTAATGCTGTGGGCAACACGGTCTATCGTGTGGATATGCTCAATAGAGGTGCGGACTACAACTACATTGCAGCCTCTGTGGTAGCCAATTCTGTGGCTGCTCCATTATATCCAGCAATTGTACGGGGCATCTATGGTCCATTCGAGGGGCATGGATATTCCTCACGAGAGGAACTGGGAGCTACCCAGATTTCATTCTCGGTCACCTTTGCCAATACCGAGAATAATACCATTCCTGCCACCAATCAGTATCAGCAGATCGGAATTATCAAGGGACCACTGTTTCAGAATGTGGTGATTAATTTTACATCTCTGATCGGAACCTATCTGGGAGGAGAAAAGGTCTTTACCTATACGGCGCGCCTGCTTCAGAGCAATGTCAGCATAGTGGCCGGTTCCTCGAATGTGGCGGTTGCCAATGGAGTTCTATCCAAACAACTGATATCGGGTGATCCGATTCTCCTGTCAGCTACCGATAACTCATCTTTCTGGTATACCACCGTGAATGTGATCTCAAATGACACATTCATGACCATCTCAACCTCGCCATCAGGATGGGCCTGTACCGCCTCTCAATTGTCTCTGGTTACGGTTCTCAGCGGTACCGGTATGGTTACATCGCTGCCGGGGGGTAATACCGTGGGCATTTCCAATGTCACGGGCGACTTCCCCACAGGCACAACAATGATCGGTGTTCAATCCGGGGCACGGGGCACCATCAACAATGTCTCTAGGAATGATGTCCTAAAGGACTTCACCACCTTCCTGCCCCTGCGCAAGCTGGTGGCTACATCTGTATCCGGATCATTTCAGCAAAATGAAATCCTGTATATGAACCCGGTATCGGCCAATATCGCAAGCGCCACCTCAACCGCTGCCCTGCAATCCCTGACATCAAATTCTGGCGTTCTCACCTTCTTGGTTTCCAACAATGTTGGTCAATTCTCGGAGGATGTAGGTGCCACCGTCTATGGCTCCAATTCAGGGGCGGTCGCAACCCTCACAACTAAATACCAATCAGAGATCATGTTTGGCTCTTCAAAATTACTGTATCTGGAAAATATTATGCCGGTCACCCGGTCAAATACCACATCAGATACCATCAATATTATTTTGGAACTATAGGGGGTACACTTCACTAAATACTCCGTCGATCATGACGGAGTATTTTTTATGTCTGGATTTGTTTATCTGTGGTTTGATCGCAAACATCATCGTTTCTACATCGGATCGCATTGGGGTTCGGAAGATGATGGATATATTTGTTCATCTCGATGGATGCGAAATGCCTATAAACGAAGACCTCATGATTTTAGGCGAAGAATTCTTGTTCGTTGTAATGAACGTAATTCTCTCTATACCGAAGAATTTAAATGGTTAGCTATGATTGATGATCATGAACTGGGAAGGAAATACTATAATTTAAGAAAGCATGCTCATCATTGGACTGTGGATGATGACGTTCGTAAAACAGTAGGCCAAAAGATAGCAACATCATTTAAAACTAGTGAGAAACGTAAACAATTCGCAAAAAAACAATCTGAAAAGATGAAGAAACGGATGCCTCCAACCAATCGTGGTCTAAATTGGTGGAATGATGGATCAAAAAATATCATGACACAAGAATGTCCAGAAGGATTTAGTAGAGGTAAGCTATCATCTGGATCTTGGTGGAATAATAGTCAAATAGAAATCAAATCTATTATTCCACCGGATGGATTTGAGCGAGGTAGATTGAAAGAAACGGGTCAAAAAATCAGTCTAAATAAAAAAGGCAAACCGGGACGAAAACAATCCTTCGAAGAAATACAAATACGAAGAGCACGAATGATTGGAAATAAATATGCCGCTAATAAATAAGGATATACGGAGATAGGAAAGCCACTGTGGAGAATAGATCAGGTTCATTAAGGGGGAAATAATTACCAATGACTATGTGGGGGGATGGATCAGGGGGAGCAAATGATGTTCCTTTCTTTGCAGCGGATTTGTTAGGGGTTGGATCAGGGAATGCCGGTAAAACAACGAAACCACAATCTCT